ACAATAAGAAGTTCCAATAACATCAAGATAGTATGGATTGTCAAACTCTTTTGTTATACCAATATTATTTTCGCTACGATTATAACTACTATTATGAGAATATCCCAATGCTTTCATACATTCTTCAACATGCTTTGTTTTATGTGGGTTATCTTTGTTCTCATTTTGTTGAGCATAGATATCTGGGTTGCAATCTTTTGCTTTTAGTTCTTCTCGGTAGTATGCAACTGCAAACTTTTTACCATCTTCACTACTATACTCACTACCATTTAGATTGCCAAACAAACCAAAATCAAAGTGTGATTTAGTTTCTGTTGGTTGTCCCTCATCATCAACACCCTCATTGTGTGCAAAGTAAAAACATTTATCTTTTGCTACAACATCACAAGGTTGTCCATATTTCTTTTTGAATTGTCTTAAAACAGAAACATCTTCTGGTGGATATGCTCTCTCAACTACTAACTTTGCAAGTTCACTTGCATATTTATAGTGATGATCTACACTTTCCCTTGCTTGAAGATATGCTTCTTTTTCTTGAGTGCTTTCATTCTCAAAGACATCTTTTATTTTATTAAAGAGTTTGTTTCTTAACTCGGTGTTCATTCGTACTCTAGTCATGTTTCCTCTTTCTTGGTTATTTATTTTATTTTGCATTTAATTTGTTTTAACACTTGACAAAAGGATTGTCAAGGATTATATATGATGTTCAGCCTCATTTGAATATTTATCGCTGAAACAAAACTATAAATATTCTGACTAGATTAGAAGTATAGACATGGTCATTAAATATGCAATGCTCTCTGGGACTTGCACCAGAAAAAGCAAGTAGGATTTAGATCCTCCTGGAAGATAGCCATTGGAGGATCCTGATCCCTGGTCTCTGCCCAATATGTTATCGCTTCGGCAATAACTAGGTTCAGGGACCTGGGATCAGTCTATTAGTGCTGGCAAGACTGCAGAAGCGCCAGTGTGAAGAGGCTGGTCTAAGAAGCTAGTGTGCGCCGCAAGGCGCAAGCTTCGAGCTAAAAATAGAAAGAAAAAATTTATGTGTAAGAGACCTGGATTACCAATGCAAAAAATATTTGTGCGCCACTGGCGCTGGCTCCAGGCTCAAGGCCCAAGCTACAAACAGCAAGCGACAAGCTGCAAGCTTCAGGCTGCAAGCTTGACAAGAAAGTATTATCATGATATCCAGGAGTATAAAGGAGAAAGTAAAAATGAAAACAAATGAAGCATTAAAAATTATAGGAGGCAGCCTGAGCAAACCATCTAAGATGCCTGGCTGGTCGATAGGTTTACCTGCGAAGGAATGCAAGACAGGCGGCAAGCTCCAGGCTGTGAAGGGCTCAGTATGTTATGACTGTTATGCACTGAAGGGCTGCTACGTGTTTAAGGTTGTTCAGGATGCGCAATACAGGCGGCTGGCAGCGTTGAAGGATCCGAACTGGGTCACAGCTATGGCTCACCTGATCAACAGTAAGAAGCCCGATGTATTTAGATGGCACGATTCAGGCGATGTCCAAGATCTAGATCACTTACAAAAAATTTATGAGGTATGCCAGCTCACACCTTCAAAGAAGCATTGGATGCCAACTCGTGAAGCATGGATAAAGGACCATCTTCAGGATAAACCAAACAATTTAGTCATACGATTTAGCGCGCCCATGGTGAACCAGCGGGCGCCTGCTTCGTGGCCCAACTCTTCGGAAGTTGTTGACTCAGGGGCCAGCTGTCCAGCTGCAAAACAAAACAATGAATGCAAGGATTGCAGGCAATGCTGGGACGCTACAATTAAAACGGTTAGTTATGGAAAGCATTAAAAAATTTGTTGCGGCTGGTCCGTTGGAAAATGATATACGGAAACCAAGATGTAGCCACGGGGTCGCAAAGCCCCTAGGAACCAGACTTTGGACGCGACAAATATTGGATCAGGTCATTAGCTTAAAAGCTCACGACGGTGGGCGCGAGCGTGCACCTGGTCCAGGCCTTAACCAGCAAGCATCAAGCAACAAGCTTACAAAGTCTCAAGCTTCAAGCAGCAAGCATCAAGCCCCAAGCACAAAGGCTCAAGCTTAAAGCCGCAAGCAACAAGCTCGTGGATCATGGACCCTGGAAAAAGTTTCACGGTACTCGGACCGAGGGCCTCTACTAAGATAAATGTATTCTGTGGATGTTTAAAATGGAACGCAATTTGATGTGGACTGAAACGCACCTTGTTACTCTTCGTGACTTTTAATTCTACTGTAAAAAAGTGCCCAGAAGTATTATAGCCCAATAGATCAGGAGTACCGGATAGACTAAGGTTTTCAAGTCTATTCCAGATAATTTTGGGAGTTTTTGACTTAAGTTTTTGATATAATTTACGCTCTGGTGCCATGCGTTTTTTGGGGTAACATTGTCATTCATTAATAGTCCTTCTGAAGTTTATCTGGCAAGATAAGACTCGAAGGTTTTTCAGTTTTTAAAACTAATCTGTGTGCACTATGACCTGGCTGACCAATGATAGGAGTAGCATTCTCATGTACTTCCATTCTTCGGATTGCATGCAAATTTCCTTTTATCTCTACATAGATAACTGCGTTTTTTACTGCGTCAGAGCCTTTAGTAAAGTTACTCAAGAATAGTTGCAAGTCTTGTACTCTCATGAATCTTTTCGTATTAACTTGTCTGTTAATTCATCTATCACTTTTTTATAACCTTGCAATAGATTTTTATTTTTTTCATTCTCAGATGAAATTTGTTTTAATTTCCAAAGTTGTTCTTTTTGAAGTTTCAATAAGAACTTATATCCCTCAATGGAATCTTTTAATTTTTCAATTTGTTTTGTAAGATCTAAATCTCCTCTGTCATCTTTCATCTATTGACTTTATAGGATAGTTACCTTAAATTGTCAACTATGGGTGTACCAAAAAGACTTACAGAAATGCAACAAAGATTTGCTGAATTTTTAGTATTCGGTGGACCTGATGGACCAATGACTCAAACAGAGGCAGCGATCGCTGCTGGATATAGTCCTAATCGTGCAAGACAAGAAGGATCAGAGTTATGTAATCCTAGACTATCACCACTTGTTGTTAAACACATTGGTGAACTAAAAGAAGAAAGACTTCGAAAACATGAAGTCACTTACGAAGGACACGTAGCAGAACTTGCTAGACTTAGAGAGGCCGCTTTAAAAAAAGGATCATTCTCTTCTGCAGTGAATGCGGAAGCAAACAGAGGAAAAGCAGCAGGACTATACATAGATAGGAAAATAATAAAAACAGGAAAATTAGAGGACATGTCAGAACAAGAGCTAGAAGCAAAAATGAAACAACTTTTAAACGACTACGGACAGATAATTGATGTGACTCCATCTAAATCTTCTGAATCTTCTTTACCCACTGACGAGGAATCATCGTCCGATCTCCAAAAGTAATACCATCTTCATCTTGATCGTAAGATGCAAATAATTTTATAGACTTATCATCTTTAGAATATAACCAACCTTCATTAACAGGTCTTGCTAATTTCATCTTGTCAAACTCTTTGTCAGTAGCCCAGCCCGAGTCGCTTACACAATCAATCCACTCCACTCGAACTCTCGGATAAGGTATATCGGGAGCACTTTCAGCAGCAATTCTTTTTCTTCTTTTCCTAGGCATAGTTCCTTTCTACAACTGCGACCCCTATATGACAATAAAATATTTTAACACGCGCTTGCAAAAAAATATTTTGAAAGTGTCGCAAAAGGTAACAATTGACCTATTAGTGTTGATTTTACTGGCAAAAAGTAGCGACCCCTGGGGTGTCGGGAGGGTTCGGAAGGGTTCGGAAAACGCCTTTTGCCTTCGCACTTTTGTGGCCAAATTGTGGCCAAACAGGCAAAAAACCACATTTCTGCCACAATTGACCATTTTTTTGCGACCCCAAACCCCATTTTGCGAACCCTGCCGAACCCTTGCGACCCCTCAGGGTTCGCAGTTTTATAAGACTGTTTTCTCTGTTTGTTCACCATAATATTTTGTCATGACAGCTAATTTATCTTCAGCATCTGCTATACGCTCCAACTGCTTATCAACTTCTCCTGTAATATCTACATGTTCCGGGATCACTAAATTGTGTTCACAAATAGCATCTATCTTGTATCTAGCATCTTCAATTTCTGCTTCATACTTCTTTAGAATTGTTCTAAACAACCTATTATTCATTTCCACCTCCTTGTCATAATTTTGCCATGTTCATCTTCGTACATAATCCATGACTTATAACCATCAAAATAATAGCCGTGTATTTTTCTTTTCACTTTCATTTAAAGTCCTCCTCTTTCATTTGTATGTTTGCTTTTTCTTTCTCATCATGCATTAGGTCATAATACATGTCTATTCTTTTTAAAGCTTTGTGTTTCCAGTCCCTAAGTTCCGAACCACTTATTTTAAATTCTTGGTAATATAGGTCAGGCGTGCATACCATGATAACTCCCTGCCCAATTTGAGATTTGTAGACGTAGTCGTGTGCCATGGCGTACATTGCGATTTGCAAATAATAATCTTCGATCCATTCTTTCTTCTTCGGACGATTAGCTTGTTTGAAGTCAACAACAGTTTCAATATCGTTATGTAAACAGACAAGGTCTGTTTGACCTGCGTATAGCCCCGGATAATGTAAAGTAACTTCTGAGCCGTAATACTCTGATACTGGCGCGAGACCAATCTCCATAATTTTTTCGGCCATGGGCTTCGCCTGGCATCCGAGTTCTGTAAGATCATCGTAACCAACGCCCGTGACATAAGACTCGAGGAATTTGTGCATACTGGTGCCCCGTGCACTAGATACATTCTTGATTCTGTCCGCTTCAGCTTCGCCAACTTTAGCCTTCCATTCTTTTAAAAATTGTTGATTTTTGGTGGCTCCTAATATCGTAGTCACACTAGGAAGTCTATAATTATTTACTTCATAGACCCTGGTCCCTGTTCCGGGGTCCGTGATCTGTTTACCATTGATATAGTTGTATTTTTCAGATCTCTTGATTGCCTTACCAATGTTGTGATATTCCTCTATATCTTTATCATTCATCATTATAATTTTCTTTTTAACTCTTCTAAGTAAGCACTGTTCTCTTGGTTTCTAATTAAGTCTTCCATTTGCTTGTTTTGTCTAGATCTTAATATTCGAGCATGTTTAATCCATGCCCAAGAATTTATTCGACCTGACCACTTCATAATAAAATGAAGTCCTTCGTATATATATTTATCTAGCATTTCTAAACTCCTCTAAATTTATTACATTTCCATTCATTATTTTTTTATCAGCGTAATACTCTAAGATCTGATTTATTTTATCTAGTTTAACATGAGCAAATGGCCAGATCAATAGACATACATAATACGCATCTCTAAATGTAGCTCGCCATTTCCATTGTGGTAGATATCTACTACCATCTTTACGTCTACCTTTTACCGTCTTAGGTCTAAGTGTTCCAACCCCTAACGTTTCATGTACCCATATCAATACAGATTCATCAGTCATTGTTATCTCCATGTTGATACGCATGGAATTTGAATATCGATAACCTGGTTTGCCGTTGTGTCTTTTTTTCTTTTCAATTCCACGTTTAAAATGAACACTGCCTTCACCATCGAAAAGACCTGCAATGTATGCCGCATCAGTTTCTGGAATCATGTGTCAGTATCCATCTCAC